TATGGGATATGAAGGTACTGGTAACATTGGTATGATTTCAACGCTTGGTAGTACAGCTAAATTAGCTTTAGGAACAAATTCAACTGCAAGATTAACGGTAGATGGAACTGGCAATGTGGGGATTGGGGTAACACCAGATGGAGGTAATGGTATATTTGATACGGTAGGTTTTGCTGGTACGATAACTGCTTCAGTTAAAAGAGTTGCTTCTTTTTATTCTACAACTGCTGAAAACGCAGATAGACCGGGTATTGTTTTAGGTTATGACACAAGTGGAGCTGGTGTTATTGCAGCAAGAACGCAAAGTGCTGGACAACCTTTAGCTTTTTGGACATATAATGGTTCTTCTTGGGGCGAAAGAATGCGAATAAGTAGTGGGGGGGAGTTATGGGTAGGATATACGGCAGACCAAGGGGCGTATATTATACAAGCAAATGGAGCGGTACAAGCGGCAAGTGGATTCTTTGATACTTCAGATATTAGGCTTAAAAATGTATTAAGCAGAATTGAGTCAAGTAATATCTCTGCAATTAATTACACTTGGAAAGATGGCAGAAACAATAAAAAGCATTGGGGATATTCGGCGCAAGATGTGATGAAGATATTACCAGATGCGGTTGAGGGAAGTGAGGATAAATTCTACACCGTTAATTATAATGAGGTGCATACTTGGAAAATAGCAATGCTTGAGCAAGAAATTAAAGAACTAAAAGCAAAACTTAATTAATGGCAACAACTTGGGCGGGAACGGCAAATAATCAATTGGTTACATTTACTGCATTAAATGATGCAAGGGGAACTATTTTAGTGCCAATCGGTTCAGCTCCAAGTAATTCAAATGAATGTGTTACAAAATCTGATGTTGAAACATATATAAGAATAGATACTGGAAATGCAATTTGGACTGCATTAGCATCTACAGAATGCCCAACAAAAGAGGATATTTATAAATGCGCTATATATGATGCTTTGTTTTATGCAAATAAAGCATCTGCTGGAAATGCAGGATATAGTATTACATTTACACATAAAAGAGCTGGTTCGACTGTTCAAACTAAAACTGCAACAGTAAATGATACTAATTGCGGAAGTTTGGATGCAAAAATAGAATTTATAAATACGAGTGGTACAAATGCTCTTAAATATAATGATACTTTAGAATTAAGTGTTTATTATTCAGGTACTGCAAGTGCAATTGAGTTAAAGGTATCTAATAACCCTTATGATTGCGGTACAGAAAATTCATCAAGTTGTGGAGCTACATATACGGTAAATACAAGAGTTAGAAAATCATACCAGCCAAAATCATATAATGCTTGTGTATAAAGAAAAAATTAATCAATATATACAAAGTTTAATACCGAGTCAAGAATTACAATTAGAAGCAGAAAGAAGATATAGTATTTGTGTAAATTGTGATGAATTTGGTTTTAGAGATGATATTGAAATTTGTAAGCTTTGCGGTTGTAGATTAATGGGAAAAGCATTTGAATTAGAGCCACAATGTCCATTAAAAAAACATTAATGAATATAAAAGAAATAGTACAATCTTTTGCCACTTCATTAAATCCTACAAAAGAAGAACTTAAACTTGCTGAGGTTCGGTATGAAATTTGCAAGTCATGTAAATACTTGGAAAAGGGATTAATTGAAACCTGCAATATCTGTGGGTGCATTATAAAGAAAAAGATATTTTCACCAAGAAATCCTGCTTGTCCATTAAAAAAGTGGTAAATTTGTTAAAACTACATTTATGAAGTACAAAGATTTAATTCTTACAATGTCTTTGCTTGTCGCAAATATTGGGGATCAAAAGACTAAAACACAAAAGAAACTTTTAAAGATTCACGAACAAATGAAAAAGCATTATGATGCCTATCAGGACAAGATCGGTGAATTAAGATTGGACAATGCATCTGTGGACAAGGATGGCAATTTGATTTTGGATGAGAAGGGGGAATACAAATACAATAAAGAGGGACTTAAAAAACTTAACGAGTCAGTCAAAGAATTAATTGAAGCTGAATTTGAATATAAACCTATTGAGGTTATGAATCCTGAAGGTTTAGATATTCACGTATATTTGAAGGGATGGGTAAACGGAGTAAAATTTCAAGATGAGGAAGTTATTGATCTGTAGCCTGTTCTTAACAGGATGCCTTTCCGAAAGAAAACTTGCAGAAACCTGTGCAGAAAAATTCCCTATTAAAGAGGAAATAAAGGAAGTTTTAGTAATCGACACAGTACAGTCACTACCCGATACGGTTGTTGTTCATTTTAAGGACTCAAATTTCACTTTTGTATGTCCACCTGTACAGACTATTACAAAAACAAAAGAGGTCGTTAAAACGCAGGAAAATACAGCTAAAATCGAATCCTTGAAATTAGCACACCAAAAAGAAATGGAAGGATATATTAAGGACTTTGAAATGCATGAAGAAAAGCATAACAAAGAAATCGAAAAGCTAAAGAAAGATTTAAACAATGCTGAAGAAAAGGTTGAAAGTTTGAGGAAATTTAAACGATGGTTTTATATTTTAGTGTTAGGTTTAATTGCTTATTTTGCAGTTCGTAATAGGTGGTTAAGATTGCCCTTGTAAAAACAGGGGCTTTCTTTTTTTAGTGCATATATCAGTTTTAACCTGATTCTCTTACTACATAATGTGTCATAAATAGCACTTTTTGAGCGATAAATGAGCCGATAATGAGCGATAAACGGCTCACGATGTCCATGTTTTTATAATATTCACAGGACAATTTGCATGGATTTTTCTGAAAATATATTTTTTTAATTGTAAAATAAGGTTTATATTTGAACTCTAAACCCACTTATTATGCAATTAAAACACATCAAATCCGATGTTTACCACCTGATTGGTGGCGATTACATCAACTGTTTCCTAACAGAAAAGGAACTTCTCAGATTAGTTAAAGACAATGACATTGCCGATGTTTACAAAACAGCAATCGGTTGGTTTGTCAATCACGATTTAGGGCAACTTCCGTTTCATCATTATTTAAAAGTAATTTCACAAAATGCATTGGACTCTCTTTGTATCATCTTAAACAATAGCATATATGAAAACCAATAGACTTTACATCCCTATTTCCGCACAGGAATACATCAAGAATCAATTTAAGGACAAAGTAACTTTTGAAGTACAAACAGAAAATACTGTTGTTGCTATATTTGAACATGAATTAAATTCATTGGATATAACAGACATATTTTTTGCAGGTGCTTTTTGGGGCATTAATAAATCACTTAAAACAACATAAAATGAACACAGTTAAAATCAAAGGGAAGGACTATGTTCCTGTCCACGAAAGAATCAAATGGCTAAATGACAATTACGAGTACAATATTGAAAGCGATTATCAATATTACCCTGAGCGAAAAATGTGGGTAGTAAAAGCAAAGCTGACAATTCATGGGGCAGAAAGGGATTATATTTACACAGGACTTGCACAAGAAATAGAGTCTGATAATTACAGGGAAGTCAATCACACTTCGGCTTTGGAGAATGCAGAAACTTCGGCAGTTGGCAGAGCCTGTGCAATGGCGAACATCGGAATTGATGCAGGTATTGCATCCGCTGATGAGGTTCAAAAGGCAATCAATAGGGTTGAGGAAATTGATGAGGAAGGAAGACTTTACTTGCTAACCTTACTTGAAAATACAACATACGAGGAAAGGCAAAAGGAACAATTAGCAGTAAGGATTAGCAGCATTAAAACTCAGGCTGAATATGACAAGGCATTATCTAACTTGCAAATGAATCAGATTCAGGACAAGGACCGAATCAGCATGGGTTTAAACTATTCACAAACAGACATCAAAAAAACAATTAAGAATGTTAGAGAAGTACAATGATCATTATGAAAGGATGATTAAATATCTTGAGCAACCTATGCCAAAAGAGATTGAGGAATTGATTGAGCGGTTAAACAACCTGACAATTTTAATGACAAGATCAGGGCAGTACCTGACTGAATGCCAATACAAAATTGATGAGGTGGTTGATATCGAATGCAAAGTCAATCTTGAATTAATTGACAAGTTCTCTGCTTCAACATTTAACATGATGATCAAGGCAAAGGCAAAGGATTGGAATAGATTAAAGACAGGATTTGATAAAGCCTGTTCTGCTTCTGTTCATCAGATTGATGCTATACGTACTTTAATTTCATTTGAAAAAGCTAAAATGCAAATATTATGAATACTTACCAAAAACTCCCACCACAGGAACGGATGGTCATCGTTGCTAAAATATACCACCACATTTGGTATTCAGAGGATAGATATAATGAACTGATGACTTTAATGACAGAATGGGATAAGAACCCAACAAAGGAAGCTAAATTTTTAAATCAAATAACAAATGGAACAGAACTCACAGAAACCGAACTTCGCTAAGGGAATCTATCTGACAAAGAAACAAGGCAAGAAAGGCGAATACCTTGAACTTGCTTTCAAGGAAGGCGAGTCATACAAAAAGTATGTATGCTTTCCTAGTAGTAAAAAGGACAAATACGGAAATGACTTCTATGTTATTTACGAAAAGCAAAGAGAAACAGATTTACCATTTTAAACCTATTTTATGATGAATTTCGATGATATGCGTGTTAACTCAAATCTTTTAAAGAACGATAAAGGGACATCTATTGTAACGAGAAACACGATCCTGAACATTATCAATGACTTTAATTCGATGATTAGGTTCAATGAGGAAAGTGTTATGAAACTCCAAAGACTATTAGAGCATTATCCATTAACCAAAAAGGTAGAAGTTTTTAAACATAAACCTGCTGATGAGATTATTGCAACAGTCAATCATGTATTTGATACTGACTGCCGATTGAAGACAAGGCACAGGAGGGTAACGGATGCAAGGCATTGTGTCTGTAGTTTGCTCAGGACTTATACTGATTTATCCCACAAAGAAATAGGAGAATACCTTTCAACCTTTGCGGATCATACAACGGTTATCAGTTCTGTAAAAAAATGCCAAAGCCTATTGCAAGTTGATGAGGTCTTTAAAAATAAGTATAATCAATGTAAAGAAATAATCGAAGGTAGATTGAAAATAAAGTCTTAAATTTGTAAAAATGATGGTGGCTTCATCATTTATGAATTTATTTAAATATATCCCAATGGGTGCGGAAAAGCCACTTCCAATCCCGTTGGGTTTTTTATTATGAATACAGGACAAATAATTAAAAGCAGAACAACCGAAAGGTTTACAACTCTGCCAAACGAAGTGATTAAATCAAAAGATTTGTCACTTGAAGATAAAGGTTTATTAAGTTATCTTTTATCATTGCCTTCGGATTGGGTAATTTATAAACAAAACTTATACAATAGTTTACCTGATAAAAAAGGAAGTATTGACAGATCATTTAAAAGTTTACAAAAGAAAGGTTATATTTTATCGGTAAAGGTGCATGATCAAAAGACTGGAAGGTTTATTGGTTGGAATCATGTTGTTTACGATATACCTGCCGAAGTAGAGAAAATCCAACAATCGGAAAACCCGACTTCGGAAAATACCGAGTTCGGTGAAAGTGCCCCTATACTAAAGACTAATGTATTACTAAAGACTAATTTAATACAAAAGACTAATAGTATACAAAAGCCAACACTTTCTGAAGTTGAAGATTATTTTTTAGAAAAAGGTAGTACTGTAGAAGCAGCTAAACAAGCATTTGAATATTATGACGTTGCGGATTGGCAAGATTCAAAAGGTAAACCTGTAAAAAATTGGAAGCAAAAAATGTTAGCTGTTTGGATTAATAACCGTAATTTTAACAATAACTTTAAATCACCTAAAACGAAAAAAGAACAATATGAACAATGGTATGAACGACTCAAAAATTCTATTGGCAGCGAAGAAAACACCCCGACTTATGGACTCCTCAACCCAAGAAATATTTGACATACTTACAAAAGCTATGATATTATTGGGGGTAAAAGGGGATAGATTGCCGAGCGAATTTGAGATGAATTACATGGCTAAAATGGTAAAGGTAGATTACGCAAATTTACCTATTGGCGAATTTGAATTGGCTTTTGATTTAATGATCAAAGACAAGTTGGATGAAAACCCTGAAACATATCAGAACTTTTCAGCATTATATCTTTCAAGGTTGATGAGTAGTTATGCACGTTGGGCATATAAATACAAAATAGAAGAAAAAATTGAACCACAGAAAGAATTGGCAGCACCTGAAATGAATGATGATGATGTTTTAAATATGAGTTTTGACATTTACAAAAGAAACAAAGATTGGAATCACATCTTTATGGGACTCAAGTGTTTTAAAATTATCCACAAAAGAGGTCACGTTACCGATGTTGAGGGTACGTTAAAAAGAACAGAGGAAGCGATTAGAAGGCAGTATCAATACGCATCGCATAAAGAACGCAAAGAAATGAACAGGCTTTTAGAAGATGATGAACATATGGAATTGGCTTGTCGAAGAATGGCAGTTGCAGAATATTTCAATAAATTAATCTAATTTTATGAGGTGTATAAATTGTTTTAAATTTTATACTGTCACAATTCATAATGGCAAGATCGGTAAAACAGACTGCCCACATTGCGGAATCATCCAAAGAGCTGACTGCATCAGACCTTACAAAATGGGCGAAGTTAGAAGGGGAAAGACTTGGTATGAGGCTAAACAGGGTAAACAATATTCCGGTGAGGAGGCGAAAGGGAACAATAGAGAAAGGATGGGCAGATTTACAGGGATATAACCAATTAGGTTTATACGTTGCAATAGAGGTTAAAAAAATAGGTGATAGGTTAAGCAAAGAACAGATTGAAAGACTGAACGATGTTATTGATTGTGGAGGCATAGCCTTCATTTGCACACAGCAGGGATTAAATCCAATTTTGAACAAATGGACAAAAGCGGAATATTAACTGAACTGTGGCATTCTCAGGACCTAAATGAAGTGCTTAAAAGAATGAAGCCTGTTGAAATGCAGGATGATTTGCGGAGTGAACTATTCCTGATAATAGCAGAGATTGAAGATCAAAAGTTGATTGAACTATACAATAAAAAACAGCTTAAATTTTACATTGTACGAATCATGCTCAATCTTGTTCAGTCAACTAAAAACAAGTTTTATAAAAACTACAGGAACTTTGAGGAACTGACACCGGTTGAAAAGGCTGATGAAATACACGAACAGATAGAAGTGATTGATCATTTAGAAAATCTGTATTGGTATCAAAAGGAAATATTCAAGCTGTACACATTTGATTTTAATAAGAATGCAAGGGAACTAAGCCGACAGACAGGCATTCCATATATGAGTATCATTCGGACTCTGAATCAAACTAAAAAAGAATTAAAGAAAAAGATCAGACAATGAATGGATATTTAATAAATATACTTTACCATACAGAGGAAACGAGAAGAAACAAAGACCTTGACATTGAATTTGATTGGAGGGAATTGGATGTTGTGCCTTTCTTGCTTTTAAATTTTCATGGAGCACACCCTGTTTGGAATAACGAGATTGAATATACAGAGATTTACATAGGCGGTTCAACTATCATTACATTAATGACATTCGATGAATTTCAAAACCTTATATCATGAAACAAGAACACAAAGACTATTTAGAAGAACACATTGCCAATTGGCACACAGTTGAGAATGGATATGTAAGAAATTTAGATATTCAATTACTAAATATGTATGAACATATTTACAGGCAATATCTTGATCCACAATTCGTATTGACAAAGTGGTGCAGCAGCTGTGTTATGGATATGGTTTACAGATTATATAAATATTATTTTAGTTTACCACAAGAGGAAGTACAAACATTAACACATTCCGTTACTATTAAAAAAAGAGGAAGACCAAAAAAATGAGAATACTTGCAGTCACTTCACCACAGTCAGGGGTTGGTTATCATAGAATAATCATGCCTGTTGCACATATGAAAAAGGAATATGCAATGATCACAGATATGTTATCTGATGAGGCAGTTGATAATAAATATGATATATTTCTGATGAACAGGTTTTTGGTTGGTGTCACTTTAGAAGATATAAAGCATTGGAGAAAAAAGCATGGTTTTAAATTAGTGGTTGACAATGATGACTATTGGCAGCTTGATCCGAGTCATGTTTTGTATGAAAGATATAAGCAAAACGGCATCACAGAAAAGATTATTGAGTATATCAGAGAAGCCGATCTAAACACTTGCACACATGAAAGATTGGCTGATGAAATATACAAGTATAATAAGAACGTGGAAATACTTCCCAATGCTTTACCATATGGACAGGAACAGTTCTTGGATAATAAAGTAGAATCTGATAAAGTCAGGTTGTTTTGGTCAGGTAGTGGTACGCACGTTCCTGATATGAAAATATTGGAAGGTCCAATGAAAAGAATTTATCAATTGCCTGTACGTTCTGTAATTGCAGGATATAATGATGGTGAAGCACATATTTGGAATATGATGGCACATTGGTTTACATACGGACTGAAAATAGATTATAAGATTTACAGATATACAGAAACCACAAGATACATGGCATCCTATGCCGACTCAGATATAAGTATTATTCCGTTGATAGATTCGAAATTTAATTCAATGAAAAGCAATTTGAAGGTTCTTGAAACTGCTGCTAAAAAGAATCCTGCTGTTGTTAGCCATGTAAACCCTTATTTAAACTTACCTGTACATTATGTCAAAAAACAATCAGATTGGTTTAATCATGTAAGGGATTTAGTAAATGATGAGCAAATGCGAGTGGAGTCCGGATTACAGCTTTTTAACTATTGTCAAACGCATTTCAACTTTAATGAGATAAATAACAAAAGATTTGACATTTATAATAAACTGATTCAATGCCGGTCATAAAGTGCAGCAACGGAAAGTACAGAATAGGTTCAGGTTCATGTATATATGACACCGAAGAAAAGGCACACAGAGCATGGGCAGCCATTCGGGTTGCAATGGCAGACAGTTACAATGATTATCCACAATCAGCGGTAAACGCAGCAAAAAGGGCAGTTGCTTGGGCAGAAAAAAATGGTTGGGGTTCTTGCCTCACTCAAACAGGCAAAGCCAGAGCTTACCAATTGTCACGCAAAGAAAATATCACGAGGGACACGATAGCGAGAATGGCAGCATTTGCAAGGCACTTGCAGTACAAGGATGTTCCCTATACAAAAGGTTGCGGAGGTTTAGCTGTTGATGCTTGGGGTGGTCAGGCAGGAATCGAATGGGCACAAAAAAAATTACAAGAAATAAAAGATGGACAAAAATAGTATTGGGATGTGCTTTGCCACAATCCTTACAAACATATTTGCAAACGTTACTTTATCTGAGATGGGCAACATAGTGACTATTGGTGTGGGTATAACAACTATTGTATATAACGTTTACAAAATTAGAAGCGAGAAAAAGAAATGAGAGAATTCTTTACCGAAGATAATAACAGATTGAGCATGAAGCGATTGTGCGGATTTGTCTGCACAGTCAGTCTTTGTGCTGAATTGTTTCACAGAGGTGGGGATGTTTTGGTTACTTCGATTGCGTTCATTGGTGCAGGATATTTAGGACTGACAACAGCAGAGAAAATATTTAAAAAATGAAACTATCTGAACACTTGGAATTGGCTGAGGTCATCAGATCAGAATCAGCCAAGAGAAGGGGCATTTCAAATATGCCAACTGAACAGCATATTGCTAACCTTAAAAAGTTAGCTGAAAACATTTTCGAACCTATACGTGCAAATTTCAGACAGCCTATACGTATAAGTTCAGGATATAGAAGTCAATCATTAAATGCAGCTATCGGTGGTGCAACCAATTCACAGCACAGTACAGGCGAAGCGATTGACATTGATATGGAAGGCACAAAAATCACAAATAAAGAAATTTTTAATTTTATAAAAGAAAAGCTTAATTTCGATCAGTTGATTTACGAATTTGGGAATAATACTGAACCTGATTGGGTTCATGTATCTTTCAAATCAAATGGTCAGCAGCGGAAGCAGGTATTGAGAGCCATAAAAGAAAATGGCAAAACAAAATACATAGCTCATGCCGACAAAACGTAGGCGATTATTTTTTGATATCGAAACAAGTCCAAACATCGGACTGTTTTGGTCAGCAGGTTATAAACAAAACATTGATTACTCTAACATTATAAAAGAAAGAGCGATTATTTGTATTTGTTATAAGTGGGAGGAAGAAAAGGAAGTTTATTCTTTGCATTGGGACAAAAAACAATGCGACAAGAAAATGCTTCAGCAGTTCATTGAGGTAGCTAATCAGGCAACTGAATTGGTAGGGCATAATGGCGATAAGTTTGATTTAGCATGGATCAGGACACGATGCTTGTATCATAGTATTGATATGTTTCCGAAATATACAACTATTGATACATTAAAGGTTGCAAGGTCCAAGTTCAGGTTCAATTCAAACAGGCTTAATTACATTGCAAAGTATTTAGGAATCGGGCAAAAGATAAAGACTGAGTTTGATTTGTGGAAGTCCATATTAATGGAAAGCGACCAACAGGCAATGGAGAAAATGATTAAGTATTGTAAAATGGATGTTGTATTACTTGAAAAAGTATTCAAGCACCTGAACAATCATATCGAACCAAAGAGTCATTATGGGGTTTTGTTTGGGCAAGATAGGGGAAGTTGTCCTGAATGTGGATCAGATGATATTATTGTGAGTATGAGAAGGACAACAGCATCAGGGGTTAAAAAAATTCAGTATAAATGTAATACCTGTCATAAATTTCATTCTAAAACCGACAAATAATATGTTACCTAAAAAAATAAATAAAATGAGCATCGAAGAACAGGAAGTGTATTTGATTAAGAAAATGCAGGAGTTATACAGGAAAGAGGAAATATACAGGAGAGCATTGGCAAAGGTGCGAGGTAATCATAAAATAGATTTGTCAGATTTAGAAAGACCCGATTTAATGGAAATGAAAGATGACATTGCTGCTTAAAAAAGGAAAGCCAAAGATCAGGATTAAATACCGTAAGCTTGGAAAAGAAAAGGCTTGGGGTATTGCACATTCTGATGGTCTGATCGAAATTGATCCTTCGATCAAATCCCGTAAGCATTTAGAGATTGTCATACACGAAGTATTTCACATATTATTTCCCGAAGCAACAGAGCAAGAGGTTGTAGAAAAATCAATAACTTTAACTAAAATTTTATGGTCCGAGCATTACAGGAGAATAGAGCCTGAAGTGCATGAACCTTTACAAGATGGTACGAAATGAAGCAGCACACTAAAATTTACATGAAATATTTTGGATATGGAATCGAAGATTTTATTGGCTGTGAAGTATGCGGTAATAAAGCTGTTGACATTCACCACATTGATTGTCGGGGTATGGGTGGCAGCAAAGATAAAGACAAGATCGAAAACCTGATGGCAATGTGCAGGATGTGCCATGAGAAGTATGGGGATAAAAGAGAATACACAGAATTACTCAAACAAACACATAACAGATTTATAGAAATTTATGGCAAAATGTACTGATAAAGAATTCTTGCAAACAGAATTACAAATGGGGATTAGCTTAGACAATCCACAGTTTTTAGATTTAGGCAGAAACACAATTGCACAGGTAAATGGTTATGGAAATATCATTTTAGATTTCGGTTGCGGAGTAGGTGCATACAGCAAGGCTGCCTTAGATGCCGGATTAGATGTTTATGCTTTCGAAAAGTTTAAAGCACACAGAGATTATTTAAAAGAAAACTTACCTGCTTTGCGAGTGGTAACAAAGCTTGAACAGCTTAAAACTAAATATAACTTAAACAGACTTGATATCCTGATGTTTATTGAAACAGCAGAACATATGACTGATGGTGAAATAAGAGCAATGTTTCAACATATAAACCCAATATGGATTTTATTTAGCAGCACAAGTCAAAAAACGGATAATGATGAGGCATGGGGGCATATCAATGTAAAAGAACAATCAGAGTGGGATTCTTTCTTTCTTGACTTAGGTTACAGAATACACAAACAGGTTTCAATTCCTACAGAATGGTCAAAGATTTATCAATTAATGTAATATGAAAAAAATAATTATGTATTTAAAATGGTTGGAATCCTATAGGCTTAAATTAATGGAAAGAGCAGGGAGGGCATGGTAAATGAAAAAGGGATCACAGGATAAAATAAAAGTTACCTTTGGTAAACGCAAAAAAGGCAAAGCCAAAAAATCATATAACAAACATGACAGAAAAGAACGAAATTATCGTGGTCAAGGCAGGTGACATTAAACCTAACCCAAACAATCCAAGAATAATAAAGGATGACAAGTTCAAGAAACTTGTTAAAAGCATTCAGGATTTCCCACAGATGCTCAATATAAGACCAATTGTAGTTAATGATGACATGGTAGTATTGGGCGGTAATATGCGTTTAAAGGCTTGTAAGGAAGCAGGATTAAAAGAACT